ATGTTTTTCTCCCCAGAATGTCTTAAAAGTCCGTTTGAAAAGCCAAAGGTAAACTAAATGGGCTTAAGAGAAGAAAAACAACGCATATTGCCTGCACTTGATAAGGCAACTGAAGAAGCACAACGTCAGGGCTTTATTACAGAGCTTGACCTTGCTGGTATCGCAGCTTTGTTTACTATTGCTGGTGTTCTGGACTCTGGAATGTTAAAACCTATGGAAGAAATCAAATACTTATCACAATTACAGTCAGGGTTAGACAAGTATGGTCTCAGCTTGTTTGGTCGTAAAGAAAAACCTGAATTAGAAGTTGGTGAAGACATACTTGACGATCTTAGGAAACTCACACCCGAGAATTCAGACCACTCCACTAAATCTCCCAACTAGAGGTAACGAGGTCGCAGAGTTTGCGCGACAAATTGATATGCCTCTTATGCCTTGGCAACAATATCTAATTGACGAAGCATCAAAGATTAAACCTGATGGCACGTGGGCTTACAAAAATGTGTTGGCCGTTGCGTCGAGACAAAACGGAAAAACGCATCTTCTTAGAATGCGTATTCTTGCTGGTTTATTTCTTTGGGACGAAGAATTACAAATTGCAAGTGCTCAAACCAGAGACTTAAGCTTGGAAACTTTTAAGAAAGTTGTTGAAGTCATTGATAACTATGATTGGCTACGCAAAAAAGTCAAACACGTAACAAGGGCAAATGGTCGAGAAGAAGTAATGCTAAAAAATGGTATGCGTTACAAAATTGTAGCAAGTAACTCAGGCGGGGCAAGAGGCTTATCTTCTGATCTAGTAATACTTGATGAGCTAAGACAACAGAAAACTTATGATGCCTATTCTGCTCTTGTGTTTACTATGAACGCCAGACCCAATTCACAATTCTGGGGCATCTCAAACGCAGGAGATCATTACTCAATTGTGTTAAACGCTATGAGACAACGAGCATTAGACAAAATAGAAAAAGGATTAGATGACCCATTGTGCTTTATGGAATGGTCAGCATCACCACACAGAAAACTAAACGACATTGAAGGTTGGAAAGAAGCAAACCCTGCACTAGGCAGAACAATTACAGTAGACGCAATCAAAGCAAGACTAAGTGACCCACCAGAAATCTTTATGACAGAGGTATTATGCAGATGGGTAGAAACAATGAACTCAGCTTGGGAACAAGGTGCGTGGAATTCTTGTATGCAACCAAACCTATCACTCAAGCCCGACAGACCAACTTGGTTAGGTGTTGAAATCAGTCCAGAACGAAACTCCTGGGCTTTAACAGGTTCACAAATCTTAGAAGACAAATCAATAGCAGTAGGCCTAATGGAATACCAAGACCAAGACAGTCCAATTGACGATCTGTTTATTGCTGGACGTATCGCAGAATGGGCAAAGCATTACAACGCAGAAGAAGTCATAGCAAATAGGTTTACAGGTGACTCGGTAGTAGCCAAACTTAAACAAGCTGGCATAAACGCCAACGTAATCAAAGGCTCAGACTATTACACCAATTGCGACCAAGTACTTAGTGCTATGTCAGGTGGTCGACTAGCTCATTCGAATCAACCAGAACTGTCAGCAAGTGTTAACAGTTGCATAAAGAAATCAAATGACACAGGTGCTTGGTATGTAATGAGACGCAAACCATCAACAGCTGCAATATCAATGATTCTTGCAGTCGGTAAAGCAGAACAATACGGCTCAAGGGCGCAAAATCAAGACATTGTAGTTGCTTAGGTGCTTGACTTACATAACGATTTAGTAAAGAATTAGAAGTTATGGGCTTCTTCCAAAATCTCCTTGGTATCACACCACAAGACGACGTTAACAAGATGGACGCAGCAGTTGCGCCATACAATTATCAAGATTATTCACAACCATTTGGTGTTTATGGTGTCACAAGTGTTTTACGTTCCCAAGCAATGCAAGTTCCAGCAGTAGCAAGAGCCAGGAACATTATTTGCGCAACAATTGGATCATTACCATTAGAAGTAAGACGCGAATCAAACAATAGTAAAGTTACAACACCACCATTTATACGTCAACCCGATCCCAGAATGACCTCTGGTTCAGTTTACACATTTTTAGCCGAAGATATTTTATTTACAGGCAACGGATACTTACAAATACTTGAACTTGGCACAGACGGACGACCATTAAGTGCTCAATGGGTATCAGCAAGCCGTATCGGCAAAGTTTTAGACAGAACAAGTGCAAACGTAGAAGGTTACACACTTGACAACGCAAAATTACCAATATCAGGACTTGGTTCTTTAATACCATTCACAGGATACGACGAAGGATTATTAAACAGAGCAGGAACAACTATTCTTACTGCTTTGGCATTAGAAAAAGCAGTTAAAAGATTTGCAGATGAACCAACACCTAACGTTGTGTTGAAATCAAACTTGCCTATGCCAGCAGAAAGAGTTACAGCCCTATTAGATTCTTGGAAACAAGCTAGACAAACACGTGGCACAGCATTTGTTAACGACACAATCGACTTTCAAAGCATTGGATTCAGCCCAGAACAATTAACGCTGAACTCTGCACGTCAATATATGGCTTCCGAAATTGCTAGGGCTTGTAATTTACCTGAATACTATGTCGGTGGTAACGCTGGCGGGTCAATGACTTATTCAAACGTAACAGCAGAACGAAGAAACCTAATTGATATGTCTTTAAGACCTTTAATGAGCTGTATAACACAAAGACTTTCAGATATTGACATCACACCAAGAGGCTCAATCGTGAAATATGACTTGGAAGAATTCTATAGCCCAAGTGCAATTGAAAGAGCCGACATTTACCAAAAGTTAATCCCACTAGGTGTAATGACAGTAGATGAAGCAAGAGAAAGAGAGGATTTGATAAATGACACTAATTAAATTTAGTACAGACATCATTTCAGCAAGCACAAGCAAAAGAGAATTGACTGGTGTCATAGTACCTTTTGGAAAAGTTGGTCACACCAATATGGGTGACGTGGTATTTAATGCTGGATCATTAACAATTGGTGAAGGCATCAAACTATTTACTGAACACGATATGGGAAAACCAATAGGCAAATTAAAATCTTTTGAAGAAACCAGCACAGGAATTGTTGGAACATTCAAAATTGCAAGAACCAACGCAGGTGACGACGCTTTGATTGAAGCACAAGACGGATTACGTACTGGCTTTTCAATCGGGGCAACAATAGATGATTTTGTGACCAACGATCAGAATGTAATTGTTAACGCAGCTACATTAAAAGAAGTTTCACACGTCACATTTCCTGCATTTGGTGAAAATGCACAAATAACTGAAGTAGCTGCAAAAGCAGATATTTCACAACCAACAGAAAGCGAGGATACTATCGTGTCAAACGAAGTAACCCCAGAAGTTAAGGAAGACGAAGCTGTAGAAGCTGTTGTCGCTCCTGCTGTTGAAGCAAAAGAACGCAACGTGCGTCCTGCAATCTTCACAGCACCAAGAAGCCCAATCAACTCAAAGGCTTCTTTCTTAGAACACTCAATCAAGGCAAAACTTGGTAACCAAGAATCAGCAACATTCGTAGCACACGCAGAAGCACAAGCTGCTAACTTAATGACTGCTGCAGATGATTCATTCACAACCAACCCTGCTTTCAAACCAGTACAATACGTTTCAACAGTTGTTGACACATTGATTGGTTCACGCCCAGCAATCGACGCAATCGGATCACGTGCGCTTCCAGCTGCAGGTATGACAATCTCTGTACCAAAAATCACAACTTCAGGAACAGTTGCAGAAACTGCAGAAGGTGCAGGACCTGACGAAACAGGAATTGTTTCCTCATACGTAAACTTAACTGTTAAAAAATACGCAGGTTTACAACGCTACTCAGTTGAATTGCTAGAAAGAAGCGACCCTTCATTCTTCCAAGCAATGCTTGACAATATGCAAAAGGCATACAACAAAGCAACGGACGCAGCTGTAATTGCTGCTCTAACTGCAGGCGGAACACAAGCTGCAACAACAGCAGCATCTTCCGACGGAATCATTTCCTATGTATCCACAGAAGCACCAGCAGCTTATTTAGCAACTGGCGAACTAGCTTCTGCATACATTGCAGGAACTTCACAATGGTCATTGTTACTTGGAGCAAAAGATTCAGGCGGACGCCCAATCTACAATGCTTACAACCCACAAAATAATGCTGGTGTTTCAGGTCCACAATCACTACGTGGAAACGTATTAGGTCTAGATCTATACGTTGATGCTAACGCAGTTTCAACAACTATTGACGAATCAGCATTTATTGTTGTTCCATCATCTGTTGCAATCTACGAAAGCCCAGTACTACGTCTATCAACCAACACACCAACAACTGGTGAAATCGAAACA